TCAACCAGCGGGCTTCGGCAAACATGGCAACCAGTCAGGACTGGTGCCAGGTCAGTCACTCTGGGGCCTCCTCATCAAATGGCGTCTTGCGCGTATTGGTGCCGACGATTGTGCCAGTCTCCGCATTGCGGACAATCTGCATCCACTCGTCGTTTACTGGATCATACACGGCTGGTTCAATGATGACTTGCATCAGGACAACTCCGCATAAAAACCACCAGCAGTCGCGCTTACGACTCCTGTTGATGAAGTGGCTAAATCGCTCTGACTAAGCTGTGTATACACCTGAGCGCCTGTTGCTGTATTTGCCGCGGTTGATTGACGAGCCAGACCCATAAGCAAGGTTGCAGGCGTAGTGCCAACCTGAATCAATGAAACCCAATACTCAGTGCCTGCTGTCATTGTGTAAGTTGCAGGATAGCCACCTGTCGTATCAAGCGCACGAGTGTACTTCGTGTTGTTTGCGTTAAAGATTGTGGTATCCGATGCAGTACGAGCGACGAGTGTGAAAGTCGTGCCGCTTCGCGTATAGATTCCGAAGCGAATGAGTGTCACCGCCGACGCCGCAGTGATGCTAACGAAGGCAATGTTGCTCACCGTGAAGTTCTTGTGCGGAACAAGCCTAGAGTGAGTAGTCGTACCTGTTCCTGTGGCGCTGTTGGTAGTCAGCACAAAACGCGGATGCGTTGCAATAATGCCGCTCGTGCCAAAGGTGAACGCTTCCCACCCTGCCGTGGCAATGTCATAGGCGCTCTTAACGCTGTTTGGTGTTGCCGCGGTCGTCGTGCTAGTGCTGCTGACTGAATCCGTGAGTTGCAGCACGCCAGCCGCGCTCGTTGAGCCAGCATTGACGGCAACCGTGATCGCAGTCGTTCCGCTTGTGGTAATCGGCGAAGTGCCGCTGACCGTTGCAACCTTGGCATCTGCCGCATCCTTTGCAGCTTTGACGGCGGTCGCAGTGGCAGCCAGGACGCTGCTCGTCGTTGATGTGGAATCGGTGAGCTGCACCGCTCCTGACGCTGAAGTCGATGCGGCCGTGATGCTGATGGCTGGCGTACTGCCGCCGCTAGAAACAATCGGCGCCGTGCCAGTGACGCTTGTAACGCTGCCGCTGCCACCTGTGACCCATTGCGTGTTGTAGTCCGTGCCGTCAATCTTTGAGAGAACCTGACCGGCGGTGCCGCCGACTGGTACGCCAGCGCCTGTGGCTCCAGTCGCACCTGTTGCTCCAGTGTTGCCGGTATCACCCTTGTCACCGCGTGGGATGGTGAAGTTGAAGGTCGCTGCACTTGATGTTCCAACATTGACAACCGACGCTGAGGTTCCTGCTGCGCCAGTCGTCGTTGTACCAGCCGCAATCGTGGCAGCTGCACCAGTAGCACCTGTCGCACCTGTCGCTCCTGTCGCGCCAGTGTTCCCAGTGTCGCCCTTTGCTCCCTGAGGGATCGTGAAGTCAAAGATTGCGGCGCTCGATGTGCCGCTATTCGTGACGCTGGCAGAAGAGCCAGCCGCGCCTGTGGTGGTTGTACCGGCAGCGACGGTTGCAGCCGCACCTGTCGCCCCTGTGGCGCCTGTGTTGCCGCGCGGAATCGTGAAGTCGAACACCGCAGCGCTTGATGTGCCGCTATTGCTGACTGAGGCAGAAGTACCTGCGGCACCTGTTGTGGTCGTGCCTGCCGCAATCGTGGCTGCTGTTCCTGTTGCTCCTGTGTCGCCCTTGTCACCCTTAGCGCCGGTCGCACCTGTGGCTCCAGTCGCACCTGTCGCGCCAACATCGCCGCGTGGGATCGTGAAGTTGAATACTGCGGCGCTAGAAGAGCCAGCGTTGGAGACTGCAGCCGATGACCCAGGTGCGCCTGTGGTCGTGGTGCCTGCCGCCACGGTCGCGGCCGTACCAGTGTCGCCCTTATCGCCCTTGGCTCCTGTCGCACCGGTGGCACCAGTCGCGCCAGTCGATCCTGTTGCGCCTTGGATTCCCTGCGGAATGGTGAAGTTCAAGACGGCAGCGGTTGATGATCCTGAGTTGCTGACCGATGCTGACGATCCTGCCGCACCTGTGGTCGTAGAGCCGACAGCGACGCTGACGACGGTTGCGCCTGTTGCGCCCTGTGGTCCTGCGGCGGCAACCTCAACGGTCTGCGTGACTGGGGTGAGGGTGACGGTCTGATTGTTCTGCGTGACCGTGACCGTCTGCTCGGTCTTGGTGACCGTTACGCTCATCGCGTCACCTCAGGCGAGACAGTCGCAGCTCCTTCCAGAAGTCGAGTGACCACGCCGCCGCCAGAGACAAGTTCCAGATCCCACACGCCAGACCACGGCGCAGTCAGCGCAGCGGTAACCGTGGCAGATGCGGTGATCGCAATCGTGCCAGCCGAGCCGCCAAGCGCAATGTCTCCGGCGGTGCTAGTGAGGCTGAGGATCGTGGTGGCCGCATCGTAGGTTGAGCGCACCTGCATCCGTGCCGTGTAGCCAGTCAGGTTGACTGCCGTGCCGGTGGAGTCTTTCCAGGTGGCAGTCAGCGAGAGTGTCGCGCCCTGCTTGATCTCAAGATTGTAGGTATTGCCAAGTGCCATTATCGTGCCAACCCTCCACGCTTTCGGTACGGTTCAAGGATGAGTGCAGCTTCTGGATGGAGCGCGCGGCTCATGCGGAGGATGCCGCCAAGGTCTGCCGATCCGATCACGCCGAATGGCGCGGTGCGGCTATTCCAGACAGCGCCTGCCTGAATGATCTCCGCCTGCTTGACCGCAGCAGGTACCGATGGGAAGCCGAACACGCCGACCACCTTCACGCCGAGATAGACATCCTTAGGGAAGTTGCGCGGCCAAGTGACGCTCGTGTCGATCTCGGTGTATGGGAAGCCATCAAGCGCAGCATTGCGCGGAGCTAGCACATAGTCGGTGCCGCTCGTCCAGGTAGTCTCGTAGGTGCCGTTGGCATCATCGTCGGTCTGAAGCGTCGTGATGCTGACGAGATCATCGGTCAAGCAATACTGATAGTTCTCAGCCGTGTAATAGCGCGTCTCGGTCGCGGTGCCAAAGCCGGTCTTACGGTCGCAGTAGAGATCGATCAGCGTGTCGGTTGCATCAAGTACAGACTGGAGTGCGCTGTCATCCGTGCTATCGGTAATGTTGACCGCAGCCTTGAACTCCGAGAGAAGGGCATAACTCATTAGCGACCTCCTGTCTGCATTGTCATTAGCGATTGGGTTGATGTAGCGACAATACCGTAGAGCTTGTCAGTCTCGGCAGGCCAGAATGTTTGTAGTGCGCCCTTTGGCAGTTCCAGTCCTGTCGCCGTGGTCACATTGCTTGGTCCGATATAGACGGTGTTGGCACCGGTTGGCGCGTGCAGGTAGACCCACGATGCGCCATTCAAGCCAGTCGCAATCAGCGTTGGGCTGGTCGTGATCGTGACGGTGGAGGCAGCAATGCTCACGCTTCATCCTCCACGGTTTCCGCCACGCTGGCGGTCTCTGTTGGCAGGGTAGCAGTCCTCATACCATTTGATACTTTCGCGCGCTCTACGAGCCGCGTTGGTGCCTCTGCGTCGACATCTGCAACAGCCTCAGCCAAGCCAAACCCAATCAGACTCTCCGCCTCTGCCTTTGGCAGATCAACGATTGAGCCGCTTGGATATTCACCGCGTCGCTTGCAGAGTCGAACGAGCATTGGTCTCCTTACTTGCGGTTCAGGGGAGCCGCCGAAGCGACTCCCCTTCCCCACGAACTATTCGTTGCTACTGACGGATCAGTTGCAGACGTACAGCTTGACGGCTTCTGACTGAGCAAGGCCGGTCGCACCGCGAACCTGCACCTTGTACGACACCAAGCCCAGGTTCCAGGCGAACTCCCTAGATACGCTCACATCAATCCCACCAACGAGGGCGGTCTTGATCTGGCCAAGGTCACCGAACAGAATTGGCTTGGAATTGTCAGCAATGTCAGCAATCCCTGAAGCGGTGTAGACAGGCTTGCCAAGAAGGCGATCAACGCCACCCTGACCACCTGGCTGGAACAGCGGAAGGCTGGACGATGTGATTCCAAGGATCGTTCCAAGGGTCGCATCGGACATCAACCAACCAGCCTTAGGGGCTGATCGGTACTGCTGCTTCACCGAGTACTGGAGCGAGTTGAGTTCAGCGTAGGTAGGCACGAACGTCGCACCAGTTACGCCTGTACCAGCAGCGTTCACGACGGCCGTACCGGCGGCTGCACCGTGAGCGATGGCGACTTCCTGACCAGCAGCGTCCGCAATGAACGCAGCGATGTCGAAGGCCGCATCCTGCACAAGCTCATCCGAGACCTGTACAAGGATCTTGTAGCCAGCAGGGGTCAGCTGGAGCGTACCCATCGTTGGGTCGCTCTCAACAATCGTGCCAGCCTCGCCAGGAGCGGTCGCGGTTCCAAGAGCCGTGGCTCGTGGGAACTTGATCGCATTGCCGGTGGCAACACGGATCACATCGACCACATCTGGGTTGATGAATGGGTTGATCTGACCAGCCACAACATTGACGCGTGGGAACACGGCAACTGGATCGCCCAGGTTGCTGCTCTTGGTCACATCGCGGAACTCAAAGACTTCATTGCCGCCGGCAAGACCAATCGCGCGAAGGCGGTCGGAATCGCTCTTGGCAGTAGGAGCCTTAGGAGCCACAACAGCGGCGTACTCGGCGCGAGCCTCGTCAGCAGCCTTGCGTGCTTCCGCAGCGTTCTTCTCGGACTTCATCGCCTCGGCAAGCGTGCCGGCCTCAGCAATGAGCTTCTCGAAGCGCGCCTTGTCCTCGCCCTCCAGGGCGAGACCCTTATCGGCGGCATCAACGGCAATGCCGCGCGCCTCCGTCAGGAGGTTTGCTCGCTTGTCAGCGAGATTTGCGAAGTCGGACATAGTGTCCACTTCCTTTCTCCGCGCATAGGCGGACTATCTACTTTGCTCTCCTCGGTGGGTTGCTCTAACGCGGACTCGCCTACTCAGGGCGGTGGGGCGCAGGCACGAGACCTAGAGTGCTTCACCTTCTGCCGCTACAATCGCCAGCATTGCCGCAGCGACGGATGGGTCAATGACCTTCTCCTGCTTTGGCGCGAGCTTCGAGCGGACAGCATCAATGACAGCCACTTCCTCGGTGGACAGTTCTCGTCCAGCCTTGACTGACTCAAGTGTGGCCATCAACGCCTCAGCCTCTACGCCGATCTTTGGCGCAGTGACCTGGCGGATTGCCGT